CAGTTAATAGCCTGATTAAATCCTTTAATAGCCTTGATAATGGCTTCCAATTGGCATTGGATGTATGCTGTAATTACATCAAAACTGCCATTGACAGCGTTAATAAGGCTGAAAATTCTCAAATTATTTGGAATGAGGGAGAGAAAATTTCCAATGAAATTCGTGTATGTAATGAATTTCCCATTCATTGGAAGAGATATGAGTCTGATGTACAATATCTTATATATCCTAATAACGGGAAATATAATGTATTGTCCAAAGACAGTGCTCTCTATCCCATTGAAGCAACAGGAGAAGAGGAATTCATTCACAACGCTAAATTCCTTGCAGTGTTTGCTTCCAAGGAAGAGGCTATTGATTGTGCTTTAATCAGCGTATTAATGCAAAATTTAAAACCTAAATCATGAGCAAGACATTAACAGTTCCTTCTTGGCAGTATTTCTGCCAATGGTACAAGAGCCTGACAATCCCCGTAAGGATTGTAAAGGTGAAGAGACACAGTGCTTCACACATCACAATTACAATTAGTTACTGATGAAAAAGACATTTTATCTGATTATGACCATAACAATGGCTTTGATTGCCGTTCTGTGGCTGGGTTATGGATTCTATTCCTTTCAGCCCTCTAAAGGGGCATTTGAATTGATAACAACAATATGGACTATTGCAGCAATGGGTTCATATATGTATTTTGAACTTTATAAAGAACAAAAAAAATGAAAGAGAATATTAAAAACAAAATTAAAGTGTTCATCTTTGGAGAAAAAATCAAAGGTGAACCACTGTCCAAATCACCATCTATTAGGACAGTGAATCCACAGTTCATGACATATAACACATGGACTATGCATCTGAAGGTAAGCAGATGCTATACAAGATATTAGCTTCGGATGGTTTGGTTGGTTATGGAGGGCACATTAATTTGTGTCCTCCTTTTTTAAATTACTAAAAAGTAACATATGAACATCCTTGATGCAATTGCCTATAACGGCCAATTAATCTTGTTTTGCATATTTCTTTTCACTGTAGCCATCACTATCATTAACATTTTAAAGGAAACAAAATGAAAATCTTTATTAACAACGAAGAAGTGGAAGTGATTGTAAGTAAGTACAAGAACGAAAGACCAGCCATATTTTTGGTTGATGAACTTAATCTTCCTTATGCAACATGCACTATCAACGTTCCTGATGAAGATGTTTCTGTTGAATTTGCTGTAATTAAAAACTACAGCGAAAATGCAGGAATAATGGAACTTCTTGAGGAACATAACATTGTGACAAAAACAGGAGTTTATCCATTGTCTTTCAATGTAGTACCAGTGTGTGTTGTTAATCCTGAAAGTGAATGGATATGAAAAAACAAGATTTTATACAATTAATAGGGCTGATTATATTAATCAGCCTTATTATTTGTTCTTGTAGTGCTCCCAGATATTCCTGTAGAGAGCATTATATTGCATGGAAATTTCGTAATTCATACATTAAATGATTAATTATGCTAATGGAAGTGTTTTTGTCATTCAGATCGTACATTCCCAAAAGAATAGAAGTGGGAATGCTATTCCTTGCTAATTCAGGAGGAGAACCTTATGTATTCAGGCTTGAAAGAACGCCTATTGATGAAGAAAGATTCATCAAAGAGGTGGGTTATCCTGTAGAACCAGTGTTAATTGAACCTACAGACAATCCTGATGTCTATAAAGAGATTGTAGACAGTGATTTGATAGGATGGATGGACGAAGGTGAGTTTACAGATGAGCTCATTGATATAGAACCTCGTCATTTCAACAGGATTCTTTCAGGATATGATGGATGGGTGCTATTGGAAGTGGAAGAGGATGAAGAAGGAAACATTGTTCCTGCTGTATATGGAGGAAAAATAACGCTTTCCTATGCAGATGATGATGATGATGAAGAAGAAGATTTTTCATAATAAAAACCAATCATTTATGACAACCTTAGCCTATCGTTCAAGTAGAAAAAGAGTGTACGAAGTGTGGGAAAATCCCATTGTAAGACCCTCTATTGACAAACTTGTAGATGCCATTTTTTCAAAAAAGAAACACGATAAAATGGTAGTAAAGCCCAATTGTTATATATTTATGTCTTCAGAAGGAAAAGAGAAAATAATCCGTCTGAAACATAAATAGCTTTGATGATACAATAATTACGGGGTTGGATTTCTATCCGATCCCTCTTTTAAGTTCATTCAAAACAAAACAAAATGAAAATTATCAATATCATCGAACTACAAGGTGGTTCAGTTAGCCATATTACAAGCTTTTGCATTCATGAAGACCAATTAAGCCAGGATGTTGTGGATGCTGCTGAAAGTGAATTTAAGCACATTTTATCCGAAAAAACAGGCATAGATAAAGAAAATATGCATAATTTTATTGAAAATGGATATTATGAAGATGCAGACACTGGATATATGCTCTGCATATGTTGGTCAGATGTTGTAGTGTAAGAATAAAAAACAGTCAGGTGGCGGAATAGGAGTCGCCAGCACTAAGTAACCACTAGTCTCATGGGGATAGTGTTAAGGTAATAGCAAATAACTTTAAACAGGTTCGAATCCTGTCCTGACTACTTAAAAATAAAAGTTATGAAAAAATACAAGTACATTGGAATATTTAAGAGTGTCGAAGGACACACATACGAATTGCAAGTCTATTGTAATGGATTCCTTGAAGCAGTCTTTCTTTTGACTGCGAAAGCAATTGAAAGTGGAAGACACTATCAACTTTATTCTATTACTGATGAGGAAACGGGCAGCCACCGTCTGATTGATAATATAATGAAGTGCGAACATATCATACTGGAAGGCACAGGTTCGAATCCTGTCCTGACTACAGACTCTCATCTATTGCTGTGAATAGAACTGATGAGAACCATTGAGAGACACAGACTCTATGAATGGTGGTTTAGGGTAAAGGTCACCCCCCTATCACAAAGAGTACCTAAGCTCTTTACTTAGTCAGGTGGCGCAAGTGCGAAGAATAAGCACCTTGGGTAGCGAGCTGAGGAAACTCGGAGGTTGTGGGTTCGAATCCCACCCTGACTGCTTAATATACAATTTATGAAAATACTACACATCTCTGACACTCATTCTATGCATCGCAATATTCCTGATGACAGGTTCGATGGTGTAGATGTTGTCGTACACAGTGGAGACTGTTCTAATTATCGTGATCCATACAGGAACTCAAATGAAGTACTTGACTTCATTGAATGGTATAAAACCGTTCCTGTAGAGCATAAGATATATGTAGCAGGTAATCATGACACATCTATTGAAAGAAGATTGATCACCCCTGAACATTTTGCCGATGCTGGAATTATTTATTTGGAAAACAGTGATGTTGTCATAAACGGTATTAAGTTTTGGGGGTCTCCGCACACTCCAACATTCGGGGAATGGGCATTCATGAAAGCCCGTGAGAAAATTAATAAGGTGTGGAATAATATTCCTCAAGATACAGATGTTCTTATTGTACATGGTCCTCCAAAAGGAGTTAGGGACCTTAGCTATGATAGGTATGGCAATCTAGAAATGTGTGGTTGCTCTGCTCTAATGAAAAAATGTTATGCTCTAAAGGACAAATTAAAACTAGTATGCTTTGGTCACATTCATAACATGGATGGAGTAGAAACCAATCAGGGAGTAAGTTATTATTCACACACTACCACAGTGTTTTCAAATGCTGCATGTGTGTGGGATGGAAGATTTGATAGAGGATTGACATCTTACGGAAATATTTTAACTATTTAACAGACAAACTAGAAATCAATTAAGTTCACAAATGAATAACGCCTTTAAAAATTAAAACATGGATTTGTACAACTATAAAGCACGTGTCATCAAGGTGATAGATGGCGACACTGTAAAGCTGGACATTGATCTTGGATTTAGGGTGCATTGGACATCAAATTGTCGAATAGCAGGAATAAATGCTCCTGAGGTAAACACTGAAGAGGGTAAATCTTCAAAAACATGGCTTGAAGGTGTGCTTGTTCCAGGTGATGTTATTATGATAAAAAGTGTTAAGTTGGACAAATATGGAAGACCTATCTTTGATGCATTGGTTGGAAATCGGGATTCTAACCTATCTCAACAAAAGGGATTATTTGTCCTTTCCGAAGAAATACTAAAAGCAGGTCACGCTGTTAAATATTAATCAAATCTTTAATGTTTCATTAGCCTTTGGAATTCAGAGGCTTTTTTATTAATCAAAAAATCAACAAACAATGAAAGCAATTACAGTAAAGGTTCCTATTGGAACAAAGGTAGTTAGAGGTCCTAATTGGTCTTGGGAAAATCAAGATAAAGGATCTGCATATGGAGTGGTTACTTCTTTCGATACTTATGGCGATGATTGGATTATAGTAAATTGGGTGGATAAGAATGGAAAGTCAATAAATACATACTCCTACAAGTGGACTGATGGCACTCTTGCTTATTACGAAAATTCTGAATATTCACATGTTTCTTTCTCATTCCTTTCTGAAGCAGTAGAATCTGCTTCTGATAAATGGAAAGATGTAATAAATTTCATTTTGGAAAATGCATCTGCCCAAGAGATACTGTCTCAAAACTATTCAGTGAAGAACAGTTTAATAGAGGAAGCTCACAAAGAGGTTTGTGTTGAATGGAGGAAGATACTAGAAAAACAGTTTCCAGGTGTTATCAAGAAAGAAGATGAATTTTATGATTTTGGAGAGCAGATCATCCTTAGTACATATGTATCAAGTGAACATCCATTGTTTATAGGAAGAGGTTTTGCTAAGAATGGGGAAGAGGGTAAATGTCTGATGGTGTGTAAACATGAATGGGAGATGATAGTTGATGAGCGTGGTAACAAGTATGTAATAAAATTCAAAAAGAAATGAAGAAAGCAATTATGCAATCGAAATGGCGGTGGTATATCCCCGTCATTTCAATTTTCTTTGTAGAGCAAATGGCAGAATGGGCAATATCAGCAGAAAAAGCACAAGATATTCGTTACAGAGCCCGTATTATTCTCCTTGTGATAATGTATCAAGGATTTTCTGTCATGTGTTTAATGTATTCATTAATAAAATAAAATAACATGGCACAGCAAACAGCAGTAAGTTGGATTGAAGAACAACTTGATTTTTTAGATAAATACATGAGTGAAAAAGATAGAATTTATTTATTTGAACAAGCCAAACAAATGGAGAAGGAGCAGATAATAAACTTTGGCAATGATTTATTAGCACAAAATGATAGAAGTTATATTGGATTTCCTGATTTGGCTAAAGAATACTACAACGAAACCTATAACAAATAACTATGGCACAACAAACTGACTATTTTGCCAAGACTAACAAAAGGTTAACGGCCGTAAATTGGCTATTGGAAAACATCCAGAAAGTACACAAGATGGATTGGGATATTGTTTTTGCACAAGCAGAATTGATGGAAAAAGAGCAGATAATGGAGGCTTATGGAGCAGGGTATAATGATGGATGCGCTTATATGACTGATGGCATAACTGAATTTAAAGATTCAGAACAATATTACAACGAAACATATGGCAGAGGTATATTAGCTGAAAAAGAAGACAGGATAGGTGAACTTAAGCCTAAAAGAACAACTTAAAAAGAAACAATGAAACTAACAGTGAGATTAACTCGTGCATTTGCTGATATAAATGTAGATGAAAATGAAACAACGGTTTCTTCTTTAAAAGAAATAGAGGATATGATTGATAATCTAACGGATGTTATTGATGATTTAAAGAGTTTAAAAGAATTGAAATTTAAATTAGAAACAAAATGAAACTAATTAAGATATCCGATCATCATTACATCATTACGGATGACACCCCAATACAATTGGGAGACTGGGTGTACGACACCAACGAAGATTGGCAGGAGGGAAGTAGGATTATAGAGAAAGCCAATCACACTCTCTATCTGGATCCAAGATGTGGGTATGAGAAAATAACTTACTCAACAAAGCCGCTAGAGTCTGATGTTCATCTTAGCCACTATTACTTCGGTGATATCAAACCACTATCTATATCAGCAGTGAAAGAACTTATTGGTGTTAATGGAATAAAATCAAAATGGGAGAAGATAAAAGAGGACCTGCTCTACTTTGGTTTTTCTGTTTACAAAGAAAAGGAGTACACAGAGGAAGATTTGAGAGAAGCATGGGATTTATGTACATCAAACAAAGGTGTAGGATATGTCATATCTTTTTCTGATTTAATGCACAGCCTTCAATCACTCCATTCAAAAAAAGAATGGGAAGTGGAATTTGTGGATGGTAAACTAAAACTTGTATGAACAACGAATACATCATTATCAATAAGACAGCAATCGAGAAGAGAATAAAAGAGTTAATATACGAAAAGTATCAGTCTATTTCAAGAGAGCATATTTTAACATTGGATACGCAGATTGAAGTTTTAAAACAAATCATGTCTCAATCTATACCTTTAATTCCTGAGATTGAAAAATCTTATGATGCTGGTAGTTACAATCATCATTCACAACATACAGAAAAATATGACGGTCAAAAAAAAGACCACATTTCAAACTTAAAACTTGATATATGAACACACATATGAGCTTTTCTATTGCCAAGCTACTGAAAGAGAAAGGGTTTAACATCCCTGTAATGAATTACTATCTACTTAAAGAAAAGGGTAAATTTTTACATGAAGGGTTTGATGATGAATGGTGGTCAAGTAGTCTAATTGATTATTCTGGCTGTCTTTATACAACCAAAGAACTATTTCAAGAATTCTTAAAAACAAAACAATAATGCTTTACATAATACATTGATTATGATACAGAAAACACTAGTGAAGACAATTTGTAAGCATTGTGATGTTAAAATGTCAGATCTTTTCAAAAAAACCAGAGTGGAAAAGGTTATTATTGCACGTCAAATGGCAATGTACATATTTAAGGAGAAATTGGGGTTTTCTTATGCTGAAACAGGTAGGATTATGGCTAGGGAAGGACAGGCTTTTAATCACACCACTGTAATGAGCAATGTAAAGATGTTTCGTAATAGATTGGAAACCAATGAAGAAGAGGTTGTTGTTCCTTATAAGAAGGTTGCTGAATATATGGATATTTCACATCCTATTATTGATAAAAGGGAGAAACTGACCATCTACTATTCCAGTGGGCACCATCCTGTGCATAGCATTATAAAGGTGTTGAATGAGAATTTTGAAGAATTGAACTATGAATTTGAATAATATGAATGAAAATCTCTATCATTATCTGTTCATACCAAATCCCTATCAGGAATTATGGTATGCTGTTCCTAAGAAGGTGTATTCCTTATGGAGCAATGGTCTTTCAGAAGAAGGTGTGTTGAAGAGCAAAAACGTTGACACATTGATTGAGCTGGTAAGTAAAGGTGAAAAATTTATAAAATCTGTGAAATGAGTACAATTAACATCACTAAAGAAATAGAGTTTCCTTTGGAGAATGGTGAATACGACTATAAAGATGTTGAATTCCGAATAGAGGCTTCTTATGGTAATCTTGGTATTGGATATTATGAATATTGGGGAATGAGAGGTAATGATGTGCAAATGGGATGGGAATTGGAAAATTATGAATGGGACAGGAGTTTATACACAGAAAAAGAAAATCAAATAATAGAAGAGTATGCCGAAGAAAACAGTGAATACTTCTGCGAAATGTTCAGTAATATCGAAGGTTGAAGAAATGAATAATTTTTATTTCATTCCAACAATAAGAACTTATCATGAATTAGAGCACGGAACCTTTAACTTTGTATATCTTGAGGTGGTTTGGCTGAAATGGGCCCTTAGTTTCCCTCTCAAGGAATATGATGAAAACAGTTATGTATGAATATAATAATATATGACATTGAATGCATGAAGGAATATTTCCTTGTGGTGACATTCAATCCTGAAGAAGGACAATACAGGAGTTTTTCAGTAAATAAATGGGAAAACCAACTGGACAGCTTCATAAAGTATGTTGAAGAGCATAAGGATTGCTATTGGGTGGGATATAACAATCTCAGATATGACTCCCAAGTGATTGAATGGGTGCTAAGAAACTATGAACAGTGGAATGAGCTCAGTGGACTTGAGATATGTGCAAAGATTTCTGAAAAGTCAGGAGATGTCATACATGATGCGAATTATGAAGTGTTGCCCGAATTCTCTGAAAGGCAATTGACAATCAAACAGATAGATCTTTTTAAAGTGCATCATTTTTCAAATAAAAACAGAATGGTGAGCCTTAAGAGATTGGAGTTTGAGATGGATATGGAGAATATTGAGGAAATGCCCATTCATCATCATAAGGAAAACATGACAAAAGATGAAATAGCCCTTACATTGGACTATTGCATCAATGATGTCAAAGCCACTTATGAGTTTTATAAGATAACCACTGGAGATACATCTCATCCTCTATACAAAGGAAACAATCAATTGCAGCTTAGGGTAGATATTGAAGCTGAATTTGGCATTCCTTGTCTCAACTATTCAGACAGTAAGATAGGGGATGAGATGATTAAGAAGTATTATTGCGAGGAAAAAGGCATATCTCCGCTAGAACTTCCTAAAAAAGGCAAGTTTAGAAAAGAGGTGAAGATAAAGTATTGTGTAGCAGATTATGTTCAATTCCAAACTAAAGAGTTAAAATCCTTTCTTGATAGAATAAAAAAGGGATCTTTAGGAATGAATGATGAATTCAAAGAAAGTATAGTCTTTTATGAAAACACTTATTCATTCATGAAAGGTGGTTTGCATACAGAAAACAAGCCTGAAGTGTTTGAAGAAGATGAAGAACACCTTATTATTGACTGGGATGTGAGCTCCTATTATCCTGCCATCATCATCAACAACAAACGCTATCCTGCACATTTGGGAAAGGAATTCCTCACAGGATACAAGAAGATGTTCGAGAGGAGGTTGGAACTCAAGCCTTTGGCAAAGAAAGACAGCAGAATAAAGGGCATTGTAGGTGCTCTGAAGCTTGCCGTCAATTCCGTCTATGGCAAAAGTTCTGATGTGACCAGTTGGATGTATGATAGACAGCTCACTATGTTTACCACTATTACAGGTGAACTTAGTCTAATGATGCTTATTGAAATGTATGAATTGAATGGTATACATGTCATATCTGCAAATACTGATGGTGTCACCATTAAAATACACAAAGAAAAGCTGGAAGATATGCGTAAAATCAATACATGGTGGTGTAATCTAACAGAATATGAGCTTGAAAGAGCTGATTATAAGAAGATTATATTCTCCACTGTAAATGATTATTTAGCAATTAAAACTGATGGAGAAATCAAGAAAAAAGGTGATTTTCTAACAGACTTTGAGCTTCATAAGAACAAATCAGCGAGAATTGTGCCTATTGCTTTGGAACAATACTTTGTTCATGGTGTTCCTGTTGAGCATACTATTAGGTCTCATAATAATGTATTTGATTTTGCCATAAGGCAGAAAGCCAGCAGAGACTTTCATTATGAAGGAATAAACAGATCCACAGGAGATAAAACAGTGTACAACAAGCTGATAAGATATTATGTCAGCAATAAAGGAGAGAAGCTTCTCAAGGTGAAGAATCCTGAATGTACAACAAACGCTGCATCTTTAAGTCAGGTGGAAGCTGGTGAATGGCTTGCTACAGTGTGCAACAAACTTAGTAAAAATCATCCTATGGATA